CTAATATCAATGAACTAATGATACTCAAGCATCATGCTGTTTCTTATCACGGAGCTAGCAAACAGGAGATTGCTGAAGGACACCTGCGCAATAGGACCAAAGTAAAAGAAATCTAATTGACTCTAGGTTCGTAAGAGCCTATAATTACAGTATAAATTGAATGGTGTTGTTATGAATTTTTATACTTATGCACGACATTACGGCGACAAGATACTTGTTCGTGGTGTAAAAGAAGGAAGACGTTTTAAAACTAAACAAGACTTCCGTCCCACTTTGTTCGTAAAGTCTGATAAGCCAAGCAAATATAAATCTATTTACGGAGAAAATGTTTCTCCTATTCAGTTTGAATCCAACAAGGAGGCAACCGCCTTCTATGACAGATATAAAGATGTTTCTAATTTCCCTATCTATGGACAGGACTATTATGGTTATCAGTTTATAACCGAGAAGTTTCCTGGTCCTGTAGAGTGGGATGCTAAACATATTAAGATTTACTCTATTGATATAGAGACAACCTCGGAAAGTGGATTTCCGAACGTAGACTCCCCGACGGAAAGATTGTTAGTTATTACTCTGCAAGATAACAACACCAAGAAGATAACAACATTCGGCGTCGGGGAGTTTACACCTACAGATAATGTAAAAGGTTTAGATATAGATTATATACAATGTAAAGATGAATATACTTTACTAAGCACATTCCTAGAATGGTGGGAGGAGAACTGTCCTGATATTATTACAGGTTGGAACTCTGCCTTATTTGATATTCCTTATTTACTTGCAAGGACAGAAAGAATACTAGGAGAAGGAGAACACAAAAGATATTCTCCCTTTGAACTTGTTAGCAAGCGTAAAGTTAGATTTGCAGCAGGTAGGGAGATGACAGCTTATGAGATTACAGGTGTTGCACAACTAGACTATTTAGACTTATACAAGAAGTTTACTTATGTGACTCGTGAATCTTATAAACTAGACTTTATTGCCGAGACAGAACTAGGCAAAAACAAATTAGAGTCTGGGTTTGATACATTTAAAGAGTTCTATGAGAAAGATTGGAATAGGTTTGTAGAATATAATATTATTGATACAGTTATTGTTGACGAACTAGAAGATAAGATGAAACTTATTGAACTAGCAATGACAATGGCCTATGATGCTAAATGTAATTACAATGATGTTTTCTCAGCAGTTAGAACATGGGATAGTTTACTTTACAATCACTTATGGGAGAAGAACATTGTTATCCATCAGAAAAGTGGAAAGAAAGATAGACAAATCGAGGGTGCGTATGTCCAAGAGCCTAAACCAGGCGGTTATGATTGGGTATGTAGCTTTGACGCTACAAGTCTGTATCCTTCTATACTTATGCAGTATAATATGAGTCCAGAAACTATTGTTCCAGGATTCAAGTATGATGTTAAGGTAGATGACTTGTTAGATAGATACAAGTTAGACAAACTAAAAGAAAAGAACTATGCAATGGCAGCTAATGGAACATGTTATACAAGAGAGAAACAAGGATTGTTTCCTGAGATTGTTCAGAAGTTCTTTAATGATAGATTAAAATACAAAAAACTAATGCAGGAGGCACAGAAGAAATATCAGGAGACAGGTGCTAAGGCATATCAGAATGAGGTTAGTAAATACAACAACTTCCAGATGGCTAGAAAGATTCAACTAAACAGCTTATATGGTGCCCTCGCTAATCAATACTTTAGATTCTATGATGACGATATTGCAGAAGGTATTACAATGACAGGACAACTTGTTATTCGAGATACTGCTAAGGCGTTAGATGATTACATGAACAAAGTATGTGGCACAGAAGATGAAATGTATTCTTTTTATAGTGATACTGACTCTTGTTATGTAACCTGTAAGAACTTGGTAGAAAACTTCTTCCCTGACAAAGGTGTAGATAAAACTGTTGAACTATTAGATAAAATAGGAACAGATAAAATAGAGCCTGCCATAGATAATGCAATGACTAAACTTGCTAATTACACAAATGCTTTCGAGAATAAAATATTCTTTAAACGTGAGGTAATTGCAGACAAAGGTATATTTGTTGCTAAGAAACGTTATGCCTTGAACGTTTTAGATGATGAAGGATTACGTCTTACAAAGGCAAAACTAAAGGTTATGGGACTAGAAATAGTAAGAAGTAGCACTCCTGGCCCTATTAGAGAGTCTCTAAGGGAGGCAGTTAGACTAATACTTACAAGCACACAAGACGAATTACATAGTTTTATAGAGACTACGAAACAGAACTTCCATACTATGACTGCTGAGGATATAGCATTTCCTCGTGGTTGTAATAATATGGCAAAGTATTATTCTCAGGCAGATATTTACAGTAAAGGAACTCCTATACATGTTCGAGGTGGTTTACTCTATAACTATTATGTAAACAAATTAGACTTGAATCTAAAATATGAACAGATACAGGAGGGTGATAAAATTAAGTTCTTATATCTTAAAGAACCTAATCCTCTAAAAGAAAATACTGTTGCTTTTGTTACAAAACTTCCTAAGGAGTTTGGTTTGCAGAAGTATATAGATTATGATTTAGTTTTCCAGAAGGCATTCCTAGATCCTTTGGATAATATATTGAAGCCTATTGAATGGACAACTGAACCACAAGCAAGTCTGGAGGACTTATTTACTTGATGAGAACATTTAATGAAAATACATACAGGCCATTACCTGGCAACGTAACAATAAAACAATCTGAGATAGATGGACTAGGACTACATGCAACACAACGAATACCTGCAGGAACAGATTTAGGGGAGACGCATGTCCTAGTCCACACATCAGAAAGACTTGAATGGGTAAGAACTCCTTTAGGTGGTTTTATAAATCACAATGATAATCCTAACTGTTACATAGCAACAGACAAAGGAGATAGGAGATTACATACTGTGGTTCCTATTGAAGAAGGAGAAGAGATTACAGTTTATTATAGATTCAAAGGTTATGATGGTTCTACAGGCGATGATACAGAAGTGGAGATTAAAGAATAATGTATATAAGAGTGGTAGATAATTTAATAAAAAACATACCTAGTTTTTGGCCACATGATTGGCCTTTCAAACAAATTGTTGAACAATTACCTGATAGAGGTAACTTGATTGAGATAGGTCCTTACTTAGGTAAATCAACAGTTACATGGGCACATGAATTTACAAAAGCAGGTAAGGAATGGAACATTCATACAATAGATGCTTTTGAAGGTATAAAGAAAGCATGGCCTGGAATGGAACATTTAGAAATAACAGAAGAAGAACATTTAGAAAAATTTAAGAATAATGTATCAGGGTGGCATAATATTTCATATGAAAAATTAAGATGGACATCTGATTACAAAACAAATGAATGGTATGATGTTTTATTTTATGATGGGTTACACGACTACGAACATTGTAAAGAAGCATTAGACTATTGGGTGGACAAAGTGAATTGCCTAGTTATAGATGACTATGACATGGCACATGAAGGCACAATGAAAGCAGTAGACGAAGTATATAACAGTATAACCTGGCCTAAAGAAATGGAACACATTGTAGTCGAGGACAAGGGTATAGCAGTAATTTGGAGTGAACAAATACCATGAAAGATAACAGAGACAGTCATTTTAGAATAAGTATGTGGAAGTCTGCCTTTAGAGTAGGAGGTTGCATACTAGGATTAATTATGGGAATAGAAATATTCATTATGGCATTTTTAATTGCAGAAATTTTAGGAGTTATAGAGGAACTATGAGACACGGTAAAAACAGAAAATATTCTGCCACAGGAGGCAGGAAAGCAAGGCGTGAACGAGCACTAGAGCGTTTACAAAAATCAACATTCACACCGAAGACTATCAACGGTAAGGAAAGAAATGAAAAGAGCTGGACAAAGAAGAAAGAGAACCAGATCGAAACATTGGAGTCCCGAATTAAAGTCATTGACTAAGATGAGAAGCATAGCAATCATAGGACATGGATTTGTAGGTAAGGCTACAGAATATTTGTTTGAAAGGTTTTATCCTGAAACAGAAATACAAATCCATGACCCAGATCAAGGACATGAAATAGAGGATTGGAACGGTATTCAATATGCGTTTATTTGTGTTCCAACTAACCTAAAGGGTAATAAATTAGACACATCTATTATAGATAAAGTATTAAAAGGATTAAGTGAAAGATCATGTGCAGGAGAAATTGTTCCTGTAATAAGAAGCACAATAGGTCCTGATCAAGCATTAGAATATGCTAAAAATTATGGTGCAATTATTATGCCAGAGTTTTTAAGAGAGAAACATTGGCAACAAGATGTAGACAATATGAATATTCCTATTCTTATAGGTTGTCATCATTGTAATGACTTTATAGAAATGATGAAAGAAAATCACATGGACCCTAAGGAAAGATGGTTAAGAAGGATTACTATAAAGAAGGTTGTTATTACTTCTCCAGGAGAAGCAGCTGCCATAAAATTATATAGAAATGCTGCCCTTGCAGTTAATGTAGAGTTAGCAAATCTAATTTATGGTGTATGTGATGTATATGGTTTGAAGTATGACACAATTAAAAGATATTTTATGGAGGATGAAACATTAGGCAATCATTGGCAAGTGCCAGGTCCAGATGAAAAGTTTGGTTTTGGTGGAACTTGTCTACCAAAAGATTTGACTCATGCTTCTTCCCTCGTGTATAATAAGCACAATATTATGGAAATGGCCTTAAAGGCTAATAAAGCTAGGAGAGATGATGAGTAGTTTGATAGAAAGAATTAAGAAAAATTCTACAATTAAAGAGTCTGATGTTATTGCAGATTCTAAATTCCTAAATGATAAGGACTTGATACAAACATCTGTTCCAGCAGTTAATGTTGCATTGAGTGGTAAACTTGATGGAGGGTTGACTCCTGGACTTACAGTATTTGCAGGTCCTAGTAAACATTTTAAGACGGCTTTTGCTATGTTATTGGCAAAGGCATATTTAGATAAGTATGAAGATGGAGTTATTCTATTTTATGATAGTGAGTTTGGTGCTCCACAACAATACTTTGACACATTTGAAATAGATACAAATAGAGTAATACATAGTCCTATTACAGATATTGAACAACTGAAACATGATAGTATGCAGCAGTTGAACAACCTGGAGAGAGGCGATCATGTAATGATTATTGTAGACTCTGTAGGTAACTTGGCATCTAAGAAAGAAGTAGAAGATGCTTTAGATGGTAAGAGTGTAGCAGACATGACAAGAGCTAAACAAATGAAGTCCTTGTTTAGAATGATTACACCTCATCTAACAATTAAAGATATTCCTGCTATTGTAGTGAACCACACATATAAAGAAATAGGATTGTTTCCTAAAGATGTTGTTAGTGGTGGCACAGGCATTTATTATTCAGCAGATAATATCTACATTATTGGTAGACGACAACAAAAGACAGGAACAGAAATTACAGGTTATGAATTTGTAATTAATGTTGAGAAGTCTAGGTTTGTTAGAGAGAAGTCTAAGATTCCTGTAGAAGTATCTTGGGAGGCAGGTATTAGTAAATGGTCTGGCCTACTTGATATGGCATTAGAGTCTGGACATGTAATTAAACCTAGTAATGGTTGGTATCAGAAGGCAGATCCTAGCACAGGTGAAATACAACCTGAGGTAAAGGTAAGACTAAAAGATACACAGACTAAAGAGTTTTGGTTGCCTATATTACAAGACAAAACATTTTCTGATTGGATTAGGAATAGATATACAGTAGGGTCTGTTGATATGATGGCAGCAGAAGTATCGGACGAAGATATTGAGAAAGAATACGACAAAGTGTGATAGGTGTGGATGCAAACTTAATCTAAAGAAAGATAAAGTTTATTGTTTCCATAGTGATGAACAAGAAGTTTATATCTGTATCCCTTGCGTTCGAGACGTATATAATGATTATGTAAAATTTAATGGTGATGGAAAGATTATCCCAGATGAAGAACCGAATTGAACAAGTAATACTAGAAAATTTAATTAAGGATGATGACTTTGTAAGAAAAGTCATTCCTTTTCTAAAGCCTGAATACTTTATGGCATTTGAAGATAATAAAGTATTTAAAGTAATTTATGACTTTGTAGAAAAGTATAACAATCCTCCTAGTAAGCAGGCAATAGTATTGGCATTGAATGAAGATCAGTCTTTGAATGAAGACAGTCATGCTAAATGTATGGAGGTTGTAAACACATTAAATGGTGATGAGGTAGACAAAGCCTGGTTACTAGATGAAACAGAAAAGTTCTGTAAAGATAAGGCATTGTATTTGGGTGTAATGGAAAGTATCCAGATAATTGATGGTAAAAAGAAAGATATGTCTACAGATGCTTTGCCTGATATTTTGTCTCAGGCATTACAAGTAGGATTTGATACTAACGTAGGACATGATTACTTAGAAGACTCTGAGGCACGTTTTGATTTTTACAACAGACTAGAAGAAAAAGTTCCTTTTGATCTTGATATGTTTAACAAGATTACAGAAGGTGGTTTATCTAACAAGACACTTAATATAGCTCTGGCAGGCACGGGTGTTGGTAAATCCTTGTTTATGTGTCATATGGCGTCTGCTAATATTGCAGCAGGCAAGAACGTATTATACATTACTCTTGAAATGGCAGAAGAAAGAATAGCAGAACGTATTGATGCTAATCTATTGAACTTGCCTATAATGGAACTCAAGGATTTATCTAAACCTATGTTCCAGGACAGAATACAAAAACTAAAAGATAGTTATGAAGGTAGGTTAATTGTTAAGGAATATCCTACAGCGTCTGCACATAGTGGACACTTTAAGGCTCTTATAAATGAATTAAAACTAAAAAGGAATTTCTTCCCTGACATTATTTTTATTGACTATCTAAATATATGCACAAGTTCAAGATTTAGGCCTGGTAGTAGTGCTAACTCCTATACAATTATTAAGAGTATTGCAGAGGAGTTAAGGGGCTTAGCAGTAGAAACAGATGTTCCTATTGTAAGTGCTACACAAACAACAAGGGGTGGTTATGATAACAGTGATGTATCTTTAACAGACACCTCAGAGAGTTTTGGTTTGCCTGCTACAGCGGACTTAATGTTCGCGATTATTAGCACAGAAGAACTAGAACAGATGGGACAGTTTATGATTAAACAGTTGAAAAACAGATATGCTGACCCTACAAGAAATAAAAGGTTTATGATTGGAGTTGATAGAGCTAAAATGAAATTGTTTGATTTGGAAGAGTCAGCACAGACAGCTCTAACAGATTCTAATATAGACGTCCCCGTGTTCGATAGAGGAAAACAGGAAGACAAATATGGAGACATTAAATTTTAATGGCATTGAATGGGAAGTATTAGACACACCTATTGCCAAAAGATATTCAGAGTTTCTAAAAGATAGAATTGATACAAAACAATTCTTCTACATGGGAGAAACAAAAACACAAATCAAAGACGAAATAGAAAAGATAGCATACATGAAGGGTGCACCTAGTATGGACTTGAATGAGCTACATGAATATTTCGCAGATCATGAGGAAGATGAGGACTTACAAAGACTAAATCATCTTATTCATTATTATGAATTGGTAGATAATAACTATCCACCTCGCTGGGGTTTAGAACCTACAAATGATTATATTGGATTGCTTGAAGAAGACTTTGATCAATTTACATTAACAAGACAATATGGTTATTTGTATATAGGTTATCCTCATGTAGGCAAACACTTTGCCGAGATAGTCTTTTCCAATGACGTAGATATTAAGGAAGAACAATATCATCCTCAGGAAATATGTAGAACAAATTTTTTCTGTTGGCTTGGTAAAGAGATTTCTAGCCCGCCTGTAACGTTCTGGAATAAGGCACAAAAGGTTCATAAACAGGTAAAAAATAGACTAAATTTGCCTGAAATGGACGATCCTGCACTGCGCATGGGATATATTCCTTTTGCCAAGTTAAAGACTCGTATAAATAGTAATGAACTTGTTAGTCACCTATTGAAAGTGAAACAAGGTTCAACTAATTATACGGAGTTATTTAATGGCTGAAAGAGAAAATTTTGTTGAAATAAGTTTAGCAGAATACGAAGAACTAAAGGCACAAATTCCAGGAGACGAACCAGCAGCACCACCTAGCAAACCTTGGTGGCATGCACCAGACGACAGAGGCTGGATTTGGGTTGCTCCTGAGTATTTTAGCAGATGGAGATTGTTTCCACGTGCTTTTATATCCATGTATATCTACTTGTTATTTGAAGTAACAATGTGGTTCATGGATTTGCCAGACCCTAATTCACAACAAGCAGGTCTTGTATCTGTTATTGTGGGTGCTGGAGCTGCCTGGTTTGGACTATATGTAAACTCTACTTCAACTGACTTTAATAAAGAGTAAACAATGCCAACAATAGAATTATCAGCATACTATGTAGAGTTCATAGGGTTTTTACTTACCTTGATTATAGGTCTAGGTTTGAAAGACTGGGCTGGTTCCTTTATCAAAGGTATGAAGTTTAGAATAAATCCAGCTTTTAAAGAAGGAGACAAAGTATTATTAGATGGTTGTCCAGCACTAATTGTTAAGATTGGATATTCAGAAACAGTATTTGGAGTATATGGAAAAGAAGGTTATACCTGGAGATATGTTCCTAACACTAGAATAGAGTATTTGAAACTAGAAAAGATTGTTGACCCTGAACTACATAGGGACACAGATCAAGAAAAGGCACAAAGAATAATAGACACAATACAAGATGCTAATATAGAGGCTAACCAAAAGGAGATTAAAAAAATAAAAAATGGAGATAAGTGATGCCGGCAAAATTCAAACCAAGCCACAAAGAGTCTATAAAAGGTAAAGATGGCAGACCAACAAAACGTTGGTTCATGAGACATTACTACTTAAAACAGACGCCCACAGATGAGATAATTGAAGCTATTAATAAGGGTAAACGTAAGCACAGAAACAAATTTATCAATGAATTGACCCGTAGAGGGGTGAAATTAGTGTGGAAAACCGAAGAAGAAATAGCTCAAGACACCTAACATACTGATATAACAACAAAAAAGATTTCACAAAAAGGTTGACTTTTGGTTCGCCAGACTGCATAATAACGGTATATTTAGTAAAAAGGTAAGGTAAATATGAGAACATGGGAACAACTAACAGAGAGAGAACAGTTACTAACTTATATCTCTGATGTCCACAAGGACGCATATGGCTTTAGGCCACGTGGTTCTTACGACAACTATTCTGTAGTTGAGCTCAAGGCTGAGTTAGACAGACTTTGTGAGATTGCTGAAGAAGAATACAAACAGCAGCAAGCTCTTGAAGCCGAGAACTACAAAGCTCTTCATAAGCACTTTGCAGATTT